GGTATCTATACTATAAAAATTTTATTACGTTTGACCGCTCGGTCACCATTAAACGTAGAAATCACAAGTTAACATTATGGCTAACAAAGATTTATTCAAGCAGGCTATTGCTGATGCTAAATCTATTCGTGAAGCTGCTATCACTAACGCAAAACTTGCTTTAGAAGAGTCGTTAACTCCACAGTTAAAAGAGCTTTTAGCTCAACGTCTTGCAGAAATGGAAGAAGAAACTGAAACTGAAGAAGTCCTTATGGAAGCTGAAGTTGAAGAGACTGTAGAGGAGACTGTAGAAGAGGAAGTTGTTGCTGAAGAAGAAGCTGACGAAGAAGGTGAAGACGAAGAAGCCGGCGACGAAGAAGCTGAGGATGACTCTGAAGAATCAGAGGACGAAGCAGAAGAAGATCTAGAGGTAGAAGACATGACTGTCGATGACCTTAAAGACCTAATCCGTGATATCTTATCACAGGAGATGGGTGACATGGAAGAGCCGGCAGGTGAAGAAGGTGATGAGGAAGCTGAGGATATGGTAGGCATGGATATGACTGCTCCTGAAGCTGAAGCCGGAGAGGAAGAAATCAACCTCGAAGAACTCATGGCTGAATTAGCTGCTATGGCAAATGAAGGTGAAGAAGTAGTTTCTGAAGAAGAAGTTTCTGAAGAAGAAGTTTCTGAAGAAGAAGTAGTTGCTGAAACCGAAATGGAAGAAGGCGAGTACATGGAAGAAGAGACTATGGAAGAAGGTGCAATGGACAAGATTGCTGCTATGCTTGCAAAAGCTAAGAAAGAAGGATTAATTGGCTTTACTGACGGTAAAGGTAATCAAATCTCTCTTATGGACTTCCTAAAAATGGGAGCTTCCGGAGCAAAAGGAGGCATGTCAAAATCAGGTGCCGGAGCAGGACCTTTCAATACAGAGGAATCTGTATCTGAAGAATTAGCTGAAGCTCTTGAGACTATCGAAACTCTTCGCAAAGATCTTAACGAAGTAAACTTACTAAATGCTAAGTTACTTTACGTTAATAAGGTATTTAAGGCTAACAACCTTACTGAATCACAGAAAGCTACAGTAATTGCTGCTTTCGATAAGGCTGAGACAGTTAAAGAAGTTAAGCTTGTTTTTGAAACAGTTAGTGAAAACATTCCTTCTGGTGTTAAGAAAGAAGTAGTTAAGGAAGCCAAGGGCTTTGCCTCAGCTGCTGCAGGAACATCTGACAGACCAGAAGTAATTACTGAAGCTAACCAGGCTGTATTGCGTTTACAAAAACTCGCAGGAATTATTAAATAATCTTTTAAAAAGAAATCAATCATGGATTTAAACAATCTCTTAAACGAATCAGCACAAGGCTTCAAAAGCCTTCAAGCTGATGCTGCTCGTTTAGCTGACAAGTGGACTGCTACTGGTCTTCTTGAAGGTCTAAACAACGAGCAAGAGAAGAACTCTATGGCTATGATCCTTGAAAACCAAGCCAAGGAATTAGTTAAAGAGGCTTCTACTACTGGAACTGGAGGTTCTTTCTCAGCCGGTCAGGGTGAGCAGTGGGCTGGTGTTGCTTTACCATTAGTGCGTAAGGTATTCGCTCAAATCGCTGCTAAGGACTTCGTTTCTGTTCAACCAATGAACCTTCCTTCTGGTCTAGTATTCTACTTAGACTTCAAGTACGGTACTGGTGTTAACGGTCGCGCTTCTGGTGACAACCTTTACGGTAACGTTTCTACTGCTAACGACAAGATGGCTGTAGACGAGGCTGTAGCTGGTGGTCTTTACGGTGCTGGTCAGTTTGGCTACACTATGAACTCTGCTTCTGCTGCAGTAACTGTTGACGCTTCTGCTGCAACTTCTGCTTCTATCAACTACCAAGACGGTGTTGCTCCTGGTGATTACCAAGTATTCACTGTATCTTTATCTGGTACTGAGTTCGATTCTAAAGCTGTTAGAGCATTCAGATTATTATCTGGTTCTACTGATGTTACTGCTAACCCAGAGTACACTACTGTATCTGGTAACAACGTATCTTTCGTAGTTCCTACAACTTCTGCTGCTGCTGCTGCACTTACTGGTTCTGTTCTTTACCACAAGCAACCAGCTGATAACAGCCGTGGTGACTTCGAAGATGTAAACGGTATTTCTATCCCAGAAATCAACGTAGAATTAGCTTCTGAGGCTATCGTTGCTAAGACTCGTAAGTTAAAGGCTCAGTGGACTCCAGAATTCGCTCAAGACCTTAACGCTTACCACAGTGTAGACGCTGAAGCTGAATTAACTTCTATCTTATCTGAGTACATCTCTATGGAGATCGATCTTGAGATCTTAGATATGTTAATCCAGGATGCTGCTACAACTGAAAGATGGTCAGCTGCTTCTAACAAGACTTACGCTAATGGCGCATGGTCTACTGCTGCTGTAGACGGTGGTGGTTTCTACAACACTCAAGGTCAGTGGTTCCAGACTCTTGGAACTAAGATCCAGAAAGTGTCTAACAAGATTCACCAGAAGACTTTACGCGGTGGTGCAAACTTCATCGTTTG